TATTCGCAAATGAACCAGGATCAACTTTCATCTGCATTTCATTGAATGCGCTTGGGTCTATTTTCATCTGGGTATTTGCAAGTGAAGCAGGGTCGATTGAAACTTTAGCTGTTGGATCAAGTTTTACTGTCTGCAATTGTGTATTTGCCATGGGTTGCTGCTGTGGCATTTGTGGCATCTGCATACCCGCCAATTGACCGTTAGCACCCATTTGCGCCATTTGGGTATTGATTTGAGCATTTATATCAACTTGTTTTTGTGCCGGTTTTGCCGCTTCAGCATTCAATTCTTCCATACCCTTTTTAACTTCATTTATTGATTCGGTAGCTTTTTGTGCATCATCTTTTCCAAATAATTTTTTAAAGAATCCACCAACTTTTGAAATAATTTTTCCAAAGAATAAAAAAGTATTTATAATCCCTTTTACAGCAAATCCAAGTACACCACCAATTATTTGTGCCAAACCAACTAAGAGAGGCATTATAAATTGCAAAGCTCCCCCAACTACACTAGCTATCGTACTAAAAGCACCTGATATAGTGGCAGAAAAAGTTTGCCCTTGTGCCCCAGCGAGTCCCGCCGCACTTGCAAAACTTCCAAAAAGATTAATGATAAAAGCAAAAATAGCATTGAAAATACTTCCTAGTATTGATATTCCAGCCCCAATTCCAGAAAATACCGCCGTTAATACACTTCCAAGCCCTTGAAAAGATGCCCCAAATTGACTTGCATTCGCTTGAATAGTTTGGAAAAATCCACTAATTACACTTGACCAGCTGCTAATTAACGGCATAAAGGACTGTCCTATACTCGAAAAAGCCGTCCCTATTGCCGGAAGAGCTCCTTCAAAACTTTGAACTATTTGTGTTGCCATTGGAGTTATCGCTTGTCCTGCTTCTATCATTCCTCTACCCATAGAAGATTTTATTCGATTCATTGTCGGACCTATTCCTTGAAACATCTGTTTAAATGCCTGTTCAGTTGCACCATCAGATTTTTGCATTTCTTTCATATTTTCTGCAAAATCTTTAGCATTTTTTCCAGTAACAGACAAGGCAAATGACCCTGCTTCAACACTGCCAAAAAATTCATTAATATTCTTACCACTTTTTTGTGCATGCTGATCCAATGCCTGCATAGCAGTCTGCAAATTTCCGCCTTGTGCTATAAAATCTTTAAACGATTTACCTGTTGCGGCTTTAAATTCTTTAGAAGCTGTTGATGAACCTTTTGAAAATTCACTAAATGCAGCCTTCATTTGTGTCATTGTCTCACTTGTAGGTGTTCCTTTTGCTGTCATAGTTGCTACTACAGCGGTCAAATCACTAAACTGTACCCCTAAGCTACTTGCTACAGGAGAAACTTGAGCAATACTGCTCGCCATTTCTGGAAAGGTAGTTTTACCTTTTCTTACTGCTGTAAACATTAGGTCACTTGCTTTTTTTGCACTTATATTCTTCTCTCCAAAAGCATTTACAACTGAAGTTATACCGTCCACAGCGACCGCTGTGTCATCTAGCCCGGAAGCAATAGTTGCTTGTTGTGCTACATCCAAAAATCCCTTAACATCATTAGCTTTAACTCCAGCAGACAGAGCTTGATACATTGAATTTGATATATTGTTAGCTGACTGCCCATATTTTTCTGATAAATCCAATACATCTTTGCTTAATTTATCTTTAGTTTGCTGTGAAGCATTCGGTAACATCGTGTAAACCATGTTCATTCCCTTTTGGAATTCTCCTGAAGCTTGTACCGCTTTTATACCGAATCCAGCAGTTGCGGCAGTAAGAGCACCTACCCCGACAACAGCCGCTCCAACAGGACCAGTTGCAAGTCCTGCAATTCCACTTAGAGCAGAACCTAAAGCTCCTACTCCGCCGCCACTTGCACCAGCTTCAGCCGATGCCTTCGCAATATCCTTTAACTTACCAGCAAAATTTCCCATACTTCCACCAAGACCCCCAGTCAAAAAAGAAAAAGCCTTTTTTCCAAGACTTCCTATTTTTTTCAAGGGTTCTATTAAAAATTTAAGTTTTCCGCCTATCGCACTTATAAGCGAAGCCACTTTACCGCCAAAAGCTTTCATCAGTGAATTTCCTGTTCCTTCGGCAGCAGGTTTTACTTTCTTGATTTGCTCTCCACTTTTTCCCGCTTCGTCCCCCAGTTTTTTCACATCATCGGAAGCCTTTTTAGAGTTGCTGGAAAGTTTTTCTGTATCTGTTGCGGTCTTTTGTGCGTCATTCCCCAGTTTTCTTACTTTTTCTCCTGAAGAGTTGGCACTGTCCGCCGCTTTTGATAAACTTTCTCCTAATTTTTCATTACTAGCCGAACCCGTTTCAGCCGCCTGTGACAATTCTCCAAAACTTTTTGCAAGTGAACTGAATTTTGATATAGCTTCATCTATCCCGTCAACTTTGACTTCCATAGCCACGACATTTCCACTATCCGCCATACAACATCACCCCCATTTTAGAGTATTCGGAAAATCTCTCATTTTCTTTTTCCTGTAAAATCTCATAAGCCGCTATGTAATAATCCCAGATATAGCCGTCATGTATTTGGCTAAAATCAGCAGGTGTCCATCCTTTTTGCATATAGTAAATAATTGCATTAAGTTCAGAATCAAAAATATTTTGACTTATTTTTTTTTTAATTCTACAACATTTGGGTTTTTACTGCTTTCAAAAAGAGCAGTCTGTTTATTTATAACTAGAATTAATATTTCCATAATCTCATTATCAGTAAAAAAACTTTTAATAATCCCTGCTCTGCTTTGTGCTTTTAATTCCACCATCAGCTCCCCTGCCAAATCTGTAAAATTAGGTTCCACGAAAGTATCAAATAGATAATCGCAAATAACAGCATTTGATTTTGTAATTTTTTCAGCAAATATTCGTTCTATTTCTTTTTTTGAAATAGTAAAATCCGTAATTCCAATTTTACCGCAAAGCTCTATAAAGGCTTTAAAGTCAGGAACTTTTAATTTAAAGACAGTGTCTTTGTAGCTTTCTAAAGTAAATTCTACCAATGATTTTTCTTCACGAATTTTATTCGCTTCTTCACGCCTTTTCAATAATTCCTTTAAATCCATATTGAATCATTTCTCCTTTCTAAATTAATTCAACCGCTTTAAGATTTATTGGAAGATAACCGATTTTCAATTCTTCGTCCATTTCTTCCCCACGCTTAGCTTCTATAGAAAACCCATCCTTATTCCAGCAGTCAGTAATTCTAATTGCTTCAGCACCTGCAACATCAGGGTCGTCAACTTGGAAATATAATTCAAAATACACTTCATTCCCCTTAGCTAATTTTGTAAATTTCTTAAACCAATTTGAATTTAACTTATATCTTTTAATAGTGCCCTCCCCACTAGCACCGACAATTTTTTCACCTTTCTGACCTCCAGGAAGCCAAACTTCTTTTCTCTCTATTTTAGTCTCTATTTTCACTTCAGATACTTCCGCAAATACTTCCCCATCAATCATAAGTGTTCCATGTGAGCCAGAGATTACCTGATTTGCCTTAAATATATCCATTTCTTATCATTCCTTTCCTAACTTTGAATTATAGCTTTTCCAAAAAAGTCTTCCATACAGTCAAGCGGCATTAATTCATCACATCTTGCATAAACTACATCAACTGTGTTAATCCTACGAAGTTTAGCTTCACTCATTTTATCCACTTCTTCCTTCGATATACCTTTTTCTGTCATCAAATATAATTTGTGCCGCTCCACATCAATATCAAAAGAATTTGAATAATCGGGGTCTAATATTCCTTGATTCATAAGACTTTGTGTGTAGGCATTGACCGCATTTAGAAAAGCCATTTTATTTAAATATCCATTTAATCTTGCACCTTTATAGTCATTCCAAGATTTTTTCAAATCCTCAATTATTGTGAATAAACTTCTTACGACTTTAACCTTGCTGAATCTACGCTGTCTAGTAGTATCAGGCGTTATAAACGAAGTAACTCCACGATTAATCACATAATAGCTGATTCCGCTGTCATCTTTTTGAACATTGACCGCTATTTTTCCTTGTTTAGTTATTTTACCCGGTTCTGCTGGAACATCACATTTTTCCAAGAATCCCATTTTCATATTTGTAATACTTCTTGAAATAGGACATCCCGCTTCCATACTAGCAATGGCAAGTGCAAATTCTTTATCACTGTATGAATGGCCATTCACAACTGCTCCTGTTATGCCGCAATTTACCACTGCATGATGGTCCGGCACTTTATCCGAAGCAACAAATACAAAAAAGTGGGCCTGGTCAAAATCCAGTGCTAATTTTCCCAATTCTGTGTTATGTCTACTTTTAGCGTAGCTTATTAAATTATCTGTCTCGCTTTCTGTTGCACTTGGTATAACTATACTGTCAACTCTGCTTTCCAAATCACTTAAGACATCTGTTATTTTTATTGATTCCCTTTCATCTTCCTTTACTCTTTTAACAATGACTTTATAAGGGCTTCCAACAAATGCCAAATCTTTTAATAAGTTAAAATTTTCAGTACTCCAGTCTGTCTGTCGCACATCCCCTCTGCTGTTAAAAGTGTAATCCCTGTCATCTTTTGTACTGTCAAACAGCACTACTCCTATGACTCCTTGCTCACTTCTGGCAATGGCAGTTCCCGCTCTTTCTTCGATTTCCAAAACAAACTTTGGACTTCCGTTCATTATTCATCACTCCTTTTACTTAAATATATATTCTTAGCTGGACTATATTCCTTCATATTGTCAATCGCATATTTTATTGGAAAACTTGTATCAAATGTCCCAGTTATAAGACATATTCTCAAAGTTTCTTTTGCTTCTACTGATTTCAGTTCTCCAAATTGTAAACTCATTTTTTCAGAAAAGAATATTCTCCTGTTCTCATCTAAATTTTGTATTTTCTTTTGAATATCCAGTGCCTGTAAAATAAAGTTCCCCAAGTCATCTTGCACTTTAGGCTTTATGATATAAAAATTTAGCATTGCACTGTATTCTTTAGCATTTTTCACAGTAATTCCGTTTATTTCACAAATCACTGAATTTATCACAAAATCCTCGGCTTCCAAGTCATCTGTTATATAAAACGCATAATCAGGATAATCTTTTTCCAGCTCTTCCTTAAATTTTTTAAATACTATGTCAAACATCACATCAGCTCCTAAAATCTATAAATCCGTCCGTATCTATTGTCGTTCAAAAGACTTGAACCGCTGCTATCTTCAGAACTTCCTTTCAAACTTTCCAGTAGCTTATAGAGTGTATCTCTCTTATCTTCTGAAATTTTTTCTTTCTCTAGGCTTTCATATATTTTCCAAGCCACATAAAGCTCATTTAATACTCTTTTTGTTTCGGAATCCAAAAATTTATATTTCTCATCACCTATAAAAATCGTTACAAAAATTTTACAATCCGGGACAAGCTGATTATTTATATAATCAATAAATTCTTGAGCCGTCCTTTTGGAATATCTGCAAACTTCAATAGATACGACTTTAGGAATATAGGATATTTTTTCTAACAACTTTTCATCAAGTTCAGGAGCAGCTCCATTTTCAGAAGTCCCTCCCACCTTTTCCAGCATAATCAATCACTTCCTATTTTGAGTTGGGAACAATGGCGATGCTGTCCACATTAGAAATTTCATATCTGACAATAAAATCTTTAATAGCAACTACTGGAGCAAATGCTGATTTGCAGAACATTTTAGCTCTTGCAGTCTCTTTATTGGCAGCTGTTTCATCCAGAATTTCCTGTCCAACAAATACAAAAGGTTTTCCTGTTGCATCCACCGCTTCAAGTGCCGCAAATACAGGAACTAAGGCATTGTCATTTGATAAATAAATCATATTGTCAGTTGCAATATCTCTGCCATTAAAGTCTTGAGCAGTTCTCAACTTAGAAATTCTTTGTCCTAGCAAGTCTAAATAAACTTGTTTTTCATCAGCAGATAATCCAATTGAATTGGAATAGGCTTTTGCAACTTCAATAAATTCATTGTTTTTGATTAACTTATCAAATAAAGTTCTCCCTAATTCAATTCTGTCCGGCATTACTCCATTTTTTTTCTCATAGTCATCAATTATGTCAAAGAAAAAAGTAACCCAGTTATTAATTTTCTTGGCATCTTTTGCAATCGGATTATTGAATTTAAAATCAATTTCAGTTTGAGAATTTGCTTGAACATATTTCCCTTGCAAGAAAGCATTAGCAGCCATTTTTTCCTTAGTTTTCAACATCGCATTTTTCAATTTTAAAAGCAATCTGTCTTCCTGATATTTTTGCGGATCAACCATTTGACCATTAATAAAGGTAGCAGTTCCACCATTCATAATAGGTTTTAATTCATAAGAAGCAGCCACAATATCAGGCGTAATTGCCATACTTTCCATACCATTTACCTTTATGAAAGGAATCTCGCTCCCACGCTCAATAATACTTGCTTCAACCAAGTAATCATTCAAATCTTTTAAAAGAATAGTTTCATTGTCGCTCATATATTCAGGATTTGCATTTCCAAATCTGTCCAGATAGTGCGTCTGCACCTTCGGCTCTACAACCGCATATAAAGCCATTAATTTTAATTGTATATCGTTTAACATCTATAATCATCTCCTCTGTTATTTTGCTTCAATATTATCAAATCTTACATTTATTCCGTATTTATCCAGGTTATCAAGTGCCGCATAATCTGTATCAGCCACTCCAACAACAAGTTTTCCATCAATATCACTAGCTCTTACAACTTGAATCTTAACATCTTCAGTTGTCGCATCCACATCTTCATCCGCACCAACATAAAAAGTTTTTGGCAACTTACCTCCAGGTGTGCTGGAATCATATTTCTTATATTTCCCAGTAGTTGCATCATAAACCAATGCCTGACCGTATTTTATAACTTCACCTTGTGCCAATGTAACCGTTTTTCTTGGAAAAAATTCATTTAACACAATATCCTTTTTCTTATCCTCACCGTAAAATTTAACTCTATTTTTCACATCCACCACTCCTTATTTAATATTGTTTCTAGCTTTATATCCCGCTATTTCATCAGCTATCATTTGCTGTTGTCTTGAAACTTCGTCATCATCGCTACCAAACTCCAGCGGCTTATGCCCACCAAAACTTGGCAAGTTTTCAAACAGTTTAGATAAAATATCGCTCGACTTAACTGATTGATTATTGCCGTTTACAGAAAATTCAATAACGCCGTCATTATTTTCAAAAGATTGTTTAACAAACTCTTCAATCCCTAATTTTTTCAAGGCAGGTGTTATCTTGTTAGAATTTTTCAACATAAATTCTCTTATTTCCTGCTCCCTTGCAAACTCTTTTTTAACTTCCGCTCTAATTTCGTCTTCAGTTTTATCAGGCCCTTTATCTTTTGGAATCTCAACTTTTTTCAATTCTTCTTCAGACAAGGTTTTCAATACTTCATTGACTGCTTTTATCTTGTCTTCACTTCCAGCTTCCAACAATTTTTTCAAAAATTCTTCAAAATTCATTCCGTCTTTCCCTCCATTATTATTTTTACCTTCGGCACTTCCACCGTCGCTAAATTCAATTATATTATTTTGATTAATCCAATCCATCTCAAATCCTTGAGAAAACTCTCCATCGGCAAAACTTCCGCTATTGCTGACAGCAGGTTCAACTCCAACAGGAAGTGCACCAACACGAGTTATCTCCCCATTTTCAATCTCAACAGAAAGCCTATCGACCTTGCGGTTCTTAAATTCTTTTCTGTCAAAGATTTCAACATTATCAGCAACTATCTCATCGCCTTTAACATTTATATCTTTGAACTTCCCAATAACCGGAATTTCATTTCTCAATACTCCAAGTTTTGTAAACTCGCTTGTATGATAAGGGATTATATCCAGCTCTTTCTTATTATTGACAAGACTAGCCAAATGCTTATTATCCCATTTACCTTTGTTGCCGTAATCCCCAGCTTTAAATAGTACAAAAGACATCTTTTGCTCCTTTCTTCTTAAAAAATTTATATAATAAAAAAATCACGACTAAATTAATAATCGTGACCTTTGTAAAATTTAATTATTTCTCTAATTCGTGAATGTCATAATTCATAAATTGC